TGCCCCACGCCCACAAAGTGCCGGTTTTTTTAACAGCAAGAGAAACATAACTCCCTGACGCTGCCGTGTCCCAATCTGCTGTTCCGCCAATTTGGGTCGGGCTTGATCTTGCCGATGTATTGTTCAGGCCCAGCTGACCATCAGTGTTGAGCCCCCAAGACCACATTGTCCCGTCTTTTTTGATTGCCAAAACATTTCTACTACTCGCGAAGGTTCGGTTCCAGTTCTCAAGCGCTCCAACCTGTGTAGGGCTAGACCGGTCTACTGTACTGTTTAACCCGAGTTCACCAGAACCATTCAGGCCCCAAGTATAGAGGGTTTTAGGAGGACTGGTCCACCGCCCCGCAGCGATGGCCTGCACCTGATCCTTCAAGTTCCAGATCCCGGAGAAGTTGGGCATGTTAGACTACTCCGTAGAGGGCGAGGGTGTGATATTGTCCAGCACTTGCGTGTAACCAACTCGTTAGTGCGCCTATTTGAATCGGGCTAGAACGGTTAAAAGGTGGATTTTGCCCGTCGCCAAGTTGCCCGCTAGTTCCTTTGCCCCACGCCCAAAGAGTACCGTCTGTTTTTATGGGGAAAGAAGTTTCTTTCCCAGCCGCAACTTGGCTCCAATTGGTCAATGCTCCAACTTGAACTGGGCTAGATCGGTTTACCGTAGAATTATCCCCGATCGCCCCAGAACTGTTTATCCCCCACGCCCAAAGGGTGCCGTCGGTTTTTACTGCTATAGTGTGATAGCCGGTAGCAACTTTAGACCAATTTGAGAGGACTCCGACCTGTACAGGGCTTGACCTGTTTATTGAGTCACTCAAACCAAGCCGGCCGTCGGCGTTTGATCCCCATGTCCACAGCGTATTGTTTGTTTTTATCGCTGCGGTGTTAAAGTTACCTGCGGAAATCTCTTCCCAATCGGTAAGACTTCCAACCTGCACAGGACTTGACCTGTTTGCTCGATCATTTAGGCCAAGTTGGCCACTTCCGTTATATCCCCAACCCCAAAGAGTACCGTCGATTTTTATGGAAAATGTTCCCAAAGCTGTGGATACTTTTGACCAATTAGTTAGGACGCCAACTTGCACAGGACTTGAGCGGCTTCCGGAAGTGGCACCAAGTTGGCCGTAAGAGTTACGCCCCCAAGTCCAAATGGTGCCGTCCGTTTTTACAGAAGCCGCGTGGTCGCTACTCATCGAAATCGTTGACCAGTTAGTAAGGGCCCCAACTTGTGTTGGGCTGGATCTGTTTGTATTTGTGTTGTCTCCTAGCTGTCCACGATAGTTAAACCCCCATGTCCAAAGAGTTCCATCCACTTTAATTGCCGCAGAAGAAGACCCTCCGACCGAAACCTGCGACCAGTCGGTAAGAGATCCAACTTGAACAGGGCTGAGTTTTGGAGTAACAACAGTGTTGTCCCCAATTTCACCGTTAGAGTTAACCCCCCACCCCCAAAGCTCCGCCCCACCGTAAATCTCGTTCCCCGTATCATACTCCGACAGCCGCCCCGGCCCGAAGTCGTTCAGCGCCTGCATGCGGATCTTGAACGTGCCGCCAGCAGGGGGCGATACGGTGATCGGGGACGACGTGCCCGTGCCACCCGTCGAAGCACCGCTGCTCTCGTCAACAGCCGTCACCACATACGACGTAATCGCCCCGTCGCCCGTGTCAGTGGGCGCGGTGAAGGCGACAGACGCAGAGCCGATGGACGTGGTTACGCCGGTGATTGTAGGGGCGTCAGGAGTGCTGAGTAGCTTGAACCCACTGACGGTTCCGCCGGGGTTACGGGGCATGTCAGCTAATCTCCTCGTACGACACCACAACCTTCAGGTCACTCGCCGACCCTGCCGTCGCGCCAATCGACTTGTCTTCCTCAAGGTAAATCGAGGTGTTCTTGTCGATGACCACGAGCGAAGCATCAGCAGGCACGCTCACCGTGCTGACGATCTCTGTCGCCGTGCCGCCGATGTTGTCTTCGCTGTAGAGCGAGATCGTGATGTCGGCGGCATTCGTGCCATCGACATTCGACACGATCAGCGAGTTGATCTTGAAGACCTTGTTGCTCGCAGCGGGGTTCTCGACGACCAGCGTAGCGTTCGTGGTCGTAAGGCTGACCACAGCAGATTTGCCGTTGATCGTAGTGGCGTTAATTATGTTCGGATTTGACACGGGTGTTTCTCCTTATCCGAAGATCAAAGCCGCAGCGATGGCTTTACCGAAACCGATTCCCGCGCTGCCAAAACTCAAGTTCCCAGATCCGTCCGTCACGATAGCCTGCCCGCTCGTCCCATCCGCAGCAGGCAGCGTCAGCGTGTAGCTGGCAGAGACAGTGCCCGGAGCCTGAAGCGCGACGTACTGACCGCCGGTTGTATCTTGCAGGCGAAGGTCGCCGGTCGCCGTGATGTCGATCTGTCCAGCGGTGACTGCCGTGAATGTCGGGCTGTCGCCTGTGCCGAGGCCGAGATTCGTGCGCGCTGTGGCGGCGTCGGAGGCTCCAGTGCCGCCGTTTACGACAGCAAGATCCGTTCCAGACCAGTCCGCGTTGCTGATGGCAAGCGTTCCGCCAAGCGTAAGGTTGCCCGTTGTGGTTACGGTGCCCGTAAGGGTTAGGCCGTTTACCGTGCCCGTCCCACCTACGGAAGTTACCGTTCCCCCAGTTCCAGTGGCGTTGATAGTGACAGACCCAGAACCATTGGTAATCGAAACGCCGCTTCCTGCGGTAAGCGCCGCGACAGTGTACCCCGTTCCATTACCGATCAGAAGCTGACCGTTGGTCGGCACTGTTGAAACGCCCGTACCACCATCTGCCACCGCCAAATCGGTGATGCCCGTGATGGACCCGCCAGTGATCGTAACGCTCGACATGGCGAAATCGGCGGTAAGATCGACAACCGCGGCTCCGGCCCCCGCCCCGTCGCAGTAAACGATCTTGGTGTCACCATTGGCAACAGTGACGGTGGATCCAGACCCCTGCGACAGGACAACGCTTTGCCCAGAGCTGTTTTTGACAAAGTACAGGTGCTGCGCGTCGTTCGGGGAAACCGTAACCGTGTTGGTGCCACTCGGGCTGCCGCCAAAAACCAGCACTCGATACTGGCCGTCAGACAACGCACCGTCGCTGGTCGTGAGCGTGTGCGTCGTGCCCGTGAGCGAGATCGCACCGACGCCGTTGGTCAGCCGGTCGATGATCGACAGGTTCGTGTTGGTGGTCGTGCCCCAAGTACCGGACTGCTCGCCGGTCGCGATAAGCTCGATACCACCGTTCGACGTGTATGTGCTCGCCATCTCGCTTCCTTACGCCGCAATCTCGGTCCAGATCGTACCGGATGCCGGAGTGATCTCCGTGTAGATTGTCCCGGGGTTCGGGGTGATGGGAGTATAACTTGTTCCGGGCGCTGGAACAATCCTTCCCCACACCAAGACCTGCCCCACTTGGCCCGTGGCGCTGACGCCGGTGACAAAAATGCGGGCCGAACCAGTGGCTGTGACGGTGCCAACTTGTCCCGTTGCGCCGACACCGGTGACCACGACACGGGCTGCTCCTGTCGCCGTGACCGTGCCGACCTCGCCCGTACCCTCAACGCCAGTGACCGTGACGGTCGAGTCGCCGCTGACCGCGACAATACCGACCTCGCCGGTGCCCTCAACGCCAGTAACGTTTACAACGACCCCGGTGCCTTCGTTGACCGTGACCGTGCCAACTTCGCCGGTACCTTCGACACCCGTGACGCTGACCGCGACGTTCAGAACGACAACCGCCGTTCCAACCTCACCCGTCGCCTCTACGCCAGTGACGTTGACCGATACGCCCGTGCCGACGTTGACAGTAACGCTGCCGACTTCGCCCGTAGCAGATCCTACGGCAACACTGCCCTCGCCCCACGCTAGTTCACCGAACCCCGCGCGGCCCCAGCCGGTAAAGGGGACGGTGATGTCTGTCATGGCTTAGGCAATCCGAACAATGGCCGTCGAAGCTGCCGCCGCAGGCATCACGATTTCGAAGTCGCCCGCCGTCGAGGTCTTGGCACCGCCGAAGTCCAGCACGATCACCGAAGGGTTGGTGTAGGTGTGCGTCGGAGTGCTGTTATAGATCAGCGCGCCGTAGGCCGTGATTGTCGCAGACGTGAACGTCAAGTCCGCGAAGTCGGCATACGCCGTCGTTCCGCTCGTCGTCGGATCGATCCGAGTCAGCGTGCCGCCGCCAGCAGAATACGAGCCAGACGCACCAACCTCGTTGGTGGCCGTGTATGCCGTAGTCGCAGCAGTAAACGATGCGCTGTTGTCGTAGAGCGCGAGTTTGAAAGTGTCGCCGCCGGTAAGGCGGAAATCATGCACGGCCTCAAGCAGTTGTTGCTTGAAAGATGTACACATAAAGTTCCCCGAGAACGCCAATTCAGAGCCTCCTTACCAGATCAGCAAGCCCCGGATGACCTGCATCGTTCAACGCATTATACACAGTTGTCCGGTCACTGTGAACCGCTTGCTTCAGGTAAGCCAAAACCACCTGCTCAACCCGCTGCTTGAAAGCGTGCGCCTGATCCCGAATCGGCGCAGGCGCATCTGCCGAAACGGCGACGATCTTGTCCGCACATTTGGCAGCCAATTCCTCCGGCGTGAACCCACGCCCAGAAGTCGTGTTGACCGTCACAAGCTGCGCGAACCGCGGCACTTCCATCGACGCCCCAAGCATTACTGTTTCGGCCTCACTACCATGCCCGTCCGATACTGATCGGTCGGTTCCTTTGCCTCGCCAAGAAGTTTGATGCCAATGAGCGACTCTTGGAACCGCTGATTGTACATCGCCATGATGTCCTGCTCGCCCTTCATGTAAATGTACGCCTCGACAAGCGAACCATACAGAAGGGTCAACTCCGCATTCGTACTGAGCCACGTCGTACCGCTCTCGGCACCCGCGGTCAGGCTGGCCGGTCGATACAGGTAATGCAACTCCATTACATAGTTCGACGCAGGCGTCGGCGCCAAGATGAAGTTGTCAACGTCGAACTGGGCGTAGTATTTCGGCTGCCCCGTTACCGAGCCGTCAGGGTTATAGCTTTGGACGAAGTTGGCGTCCTTGAACTCGACAAACGTCTTCGACCCCGACACCTCGTAACTCAGCGCATAGGGCGCCAGAAAGTCCGGAGGGCAGGCCAGATACTTGTTCGACGTCGTGGCATTGGCCGTCACGTTCTTCTGAAACAGGCTCAATTGGACGCTTTTTAGGATGCGCTCCTCCGCGATGCGGATGAACACAGGCAGGTTGTTCACGAAGCTCGTCTCCGTGTTCTGCGTGTAATCCTGAATGGCCTGCTTCAGTTGGGCGTATGTAAAGCTCATGTCGTCCTCACCGTAACAGAGCCAACTTGGCCAACGCCCCACACGGGCCCAAGACTCGGATCCTCAACCAGTGGCACGCCGACGAAAACAAACAGCGGCTCCGGCTGATCCGGCCGTGCATCCTTCAGCGCCTGCGGGTCAGAAACCCTGCGCCGCGGCTCAAGCTGCGGATGCTTCGGCTCATACTCGTCCGGGCCCACGAGAAAGCCCGTCCACTCCTTCTTCATCCGGTTCAGCCGATAGCGGAAACCAGAGCGGTCGGAGATGCCGTAAGCGTATTTGCCAGACGCAAACTTGCCCATCACATCCCCCAGCTATACGCCACACTGGGCTGGATGATGAACGACGCGCGGTCGCGGTCCTCTTCCATCGCACGAGCCATCTCTTCCTCGTAGAGGATCTTCAGGACCTCCGTGCGCGCGGGGGCCTTCTTGAGCGAGATGTAATAGGCCAGCCCCGCCGCCAGAGCAGGGTAGAACCGAAACGGGACTTGCAGCGTGTTCGCCTGCGTCGCAGCGTCGTCCATCCGAACCAGCCGGTCAAAGATGATCTGGTCTGTGCTGTTATCCGGCGTCGGCCACACCTTCAGCGTGGGCGTGATCTGACGGTCAACGTAGAACTGCATGACGCGAGCCTGCATCGACTTGTCAGGGATGGTCAAGAAGTCGTCCCGACTGATCCGATCAAGCGAGTAGTCCGTACCATCCCTGCGAACAACAGCCGACAGGATGTCAATCGTCTCCGCGCCAAGGCTGTACGACGCCGTTCCAACAGTCACTGTCTGCGTGGTCTGAGCAATCGTCCAGCGGTTGATGCCGCGGTTAGCCCACTCGGCAAGCATCAAATTCAGCGAACGCTTCGCGGTCCGCAAGTCATAGCCGGTACGCGCCTCCAAGCCGCAACGCTCGTAGGCTTCTTCGATGTACTCAGTGACGTCGAGTTCGAAGGTTTTCGTACCGGACACGGTCATTTGCGCTTAACCTCTTCGGACATTTTCAGCCGCCGAACGCCAGAACTGACCGCGCCACCTTCGGCTTTCTTCGCGGTTTTCGCCGACTGCCGAAATGCCTCGGCAGTCGGTGCGCCTTTCGAGCCCGGCTTGCGCATCTTCTCTTTGCTTCCCGCAGCAATGCGCTTGCGCTTGGCGTGGATGTTTGCGTAGAGACCGGGCTTTGCCATCACTTCTTCCCCTTCTTCGCCGGGCCGCCCTTGGCCAGACCCTTCGGGCGCATGGGAGGAATGGGAACCGACTTGCCTTTCAGGCCCGGCGGTCGCATCGGCGGAACGGGAACAGACTTGCGGAGCGGACGCGCCGCCTCAAGATCCTCACCCTGAAAACGCTCCGCCTGCTCAGCGCTCTCGCGAACATTGCGCATCTCGCGCAGTTCACGGGCCCCGGCCGCCGCACGGCCACGCGAAATCGCGTTTACAGGCGGCCTGTTTTTCGGTTGTTTGCCCTTCATCACATTTTGTCCTTCTTCGCCATGCCGCCGCCGCGCATTTTCTTGACCATGCCGCCGCCCATCATCTTCTTGGCCATCCCGCCGCCGCGCATCTTGACGGGCTTCTTTTTGTCCATCTCGCCGCCCATGGCCATCTTCTTACGAGGACTCATCGCCATTTTTCAGTCTCCTGTAAAATGCCGCGCGCTTTTCGAAGAGTTCCGCGGCGTCATACTCTTCGAGGTACTGGTCATAATACCCGAGTTCCTTCAGCTTGTCTGCCGCTTCTTGTATCTTCGACAGGCGCTGAACAAAGATCATCGAGTACACGGTTCCCGTGACGGGAACAAAAGTCCCGTCATCCACAAGCTCGTTCTGACCGTCGTCCGGGTGGAAACCCATGACCCACAGATCGCGCTGGACAAAGATCCCCTGCGAGATCGCAACGTTCAACTGGTCCAGATACTCGTGGTAGGCGTCAGGAGACTGCCGCTCATGGTGGTTGACGACAATAATCAGGTCGAAACTGTCATCAAACGACGACAGGATCGAATACAACGCCTGATTGCCGCCGTACTTGAAGACAATCGCCACGCGGTCGTTCTGCCAAGCCGTCTTCGCATACGGGCACGCGGGAAGTCCGGCAAAGTAGGGGTTGGGCTTCTCAAGAGCATAGGCAGACCATGCGCGGATCTCGGCGCAGATCTTCCGCTCCTCCTCAAGATAGAATGGCTCCAGCGTGCGCGTCAGCATTTCCATCTCCGACGGGCCTGCCGAAGCCTGCTGTTCGGATCCTGCGCCGCCTCCGGAAAATCCTTCATCTGCCCCGCGGACCGCGCGCAGTAGCTTTTCCGCCGCGCAGCGCGCTTGCCCGTAGGGTTGTCCTCGGTCACGGCCGTTTGCAACTTGCTGCCGGGGTTTTTGCGGCGATAAGCCTTGACGCCAGCCGCGGTCATCCCGGCCCCCGCCTTTGTCGGGCGGAAGTTCTTCTTGTTCCGAGGTGGCATCTCACCTTTTGACATCAGTAGGCATCCGCATCTTGGATCAGGACGATCTCAAAGTACGAAGAAACCGTAGCGTTGCTTCCAGAACCCTGAGCCGTCGCGGTTACACACTCGCCGGGTCGGATCTTGATGGGGTATTCAAAAGGATAAGAGACTTCACCTTGCTGAATGGTAGTCTTCGCCGCCGTAAGTATGATCCCAGAATTAAGGCGGAGTTTTAGGCGTCCTATGACGTAATGGTTGCCAGAAGTTGGGCCGACAGTGAATTTGCCGTACACGAGATAGCCCGTGTAGCCTGTGGGACACGTCCAGTGACCGACCAAGGAGATGTTCTCTCCGATGCCCATCGCGCTGTACGGCACCGCGGGCACGCCAGAGGTGACAGTGCCTGTGCCTGCATAGATGGTCCCGGCGTTCTTCCCGCCGGAACCGGCAGTCAGCACAACCATACGCTCGATGGTGTCGTAGCTGTTGACCGTGTTGACCTCGGTCTGACCGGTAAGAATGACCGTCTCCGAGACAAGGCCGCCGGTCCCGTTTACGCCCTCGATCAGAACAGTCCGAGCGCCAGTTCCGGCAGCATCGTCGTCCGCGCTCGACGAACTGATCTTCATGACAGTAGGCGAAGCCGGGTGCCCAAGGATCCCGTCAATCGGCCAGACCGTCTCCTCGCTAGTGTCCACATCCGGATTGAACCCAAAGACGTGAACGACGCTGTGGCCTGTGATCTGCCCACGGGCCACCTGCAACTCAAACGGCTCGGTCCGCCCGATTCGACTGATGGACGAAAGTTCCCGCGCCATGTCGGTCTCCCTTATGAATAGAAGGCCGTGATACTCGCAAAGGCCGGAGCGTTGGCCGCATAGGCGACATAGCCGCCATCCGCGAACAAGATCCCCTGCTCGCGCATCTCGACGTCAGAGACAGCCTTGTCATCCGCCACAGTGCCAAGCTGGACACCAATCGCGCCAGCCGCGCCGCCGTTGCGAACAGCCACCGTCCCGGCCGAACCGGAGTTCACGATGTAGAGCCCGCGAAGGCGCATCCGACCGGCAAAAATGACCTCTACCGAGGAGTTCGCCATGCCGACAGTAATTGCCCCGGCAGTGTTCGCATCGACGCTGACCTGCGTGACCGTGCGGAAGTATTTCGTCCCGGTCACGGTCGTAGTAGCAGGCCCGGTGATGGCCTCTGTCTGCGCAAAGCCGTTAACGTCCGTTCCAGTCACGGTGAACGTCCGTCCGCTGTCAGCACCCGCTGAAGTGATCGTAATCAGCCTCGCGGCAACGAAAGTCGCTACCCCACCCGAGGACAGAGCCCCGTTGATGGTCAAGTTCTGCACGCCGCCCGCAGCCGGGGTCTGCGACTGGCAGACCCCGTCAGCGTCAGCCGCCGTCGCATCGGCAGCAAAGTACTTTGACCGGATATCAGAGTTGGCCATCTGGCCCTCCTATCAGGCAATGGTAGCAATCGGGCTCGTCAGCGTTTCCGCCTTCCAGATCGAGTTGGTGCCATCGTCCGTGACGCAGGTCAGCTTCACACGGCTGTTGACGACAGTTGAGTTCGGAAGCGTTAGCGTGTCGCCCGCGATGTCGCTGGCCGGGTTGGCCGCAACGCCGCCAAGAAGCTGAAGCGCGCCGTAGAAGTTCGACACGCCCGCGCCGGGAAGCACAAACGTGACCGTCTTCGCCGCGCCAACCGCCGTGGTCACGATGAACTCGTAGGTCGTGCCGACGTTCGCGGTGCTAAGAGCGGGCATGTTGACGACGATGTCGTCGGTGCCGTCAATCGTGAACACCGTGCCAGACTGGTCGCGCGTCAGCGTGGTGGTAACGGCCGCACCAGTGTTCAGCAGCGTGTTGTTCACCGCCGTGCGGAAGTTGGGCCGGTCGTCATAGGTGGCCTCAACCGTGATCGCGCCGGTCGTCGCATTTTTCGTGATGGTCTGGAAGCCGTTTTCGGACCGCACTGGCCCGGAGTAGCTGGTCGTACCCATTGAGATCTCCTGTCTTGGGCGAGTCAACGGCACCGTGCCGCTGTCAGGGATGCGCAATCATACAGCGCCACAAAGCAAAAAGAAAGGCCCCCGCTACGCAGGGGCCAAGTTTGGTAGTCAGGGAGGTTGAGAACCAAAGACTACCACGTCCCGTAGAAAAAGAAAGGGCCCCGAAGGGCCCTTTCAGGTGCATCCCCGAAGCGATGCACGCGGTATATCAGGCTGCGCCCTCGCTTCCGAACACGCAGCGCCAGTCGCTCGCTCCGAAAACGTACCTTTCCCGCGCCTTAAAGCGCATATTTCCGGTGTCGAAGTCACCTTCCATGCCCGTCCGGATGGGCGTGCGCTGGAAGTACTTGAACCCGTTGGGAGCGTCGGTCTTGATGAAGAACGCATCCGGGTCGGTGAGGAAGTGGTTGACCACCGCCCCATCCGGGAGCATCCCCATCGACTTCATCGCGTTGATGTCATTATCCGCGGTCCCCGGACGGAGATTCGAGTTAATGACACGCTCGGCGATGAACTGAAGCTCTTTCGGGATGATGAGCTTCATGCCGCGAACGGCGATCTTGAGCCCGCGCTCGTCCGTGAACCCAGCGATGTCGATGAGCATTTGCTCAAGCGACGTCTCGTTGAGGTCCGCGGGGGTGCCGAGGACGTTGCTTTTGTTGCCGGTCAGAGTCGGGTGCGAAGCCGAGCAAAGAGCCGCGCCGTCCCCGATGGCGGAAGCGCCCGCGAGGAAGGCGTTGTTGAGGATAGCGGCCGCCTTGATCTGCTTGGTCTGCGACATGGAGCGGGCAAGAGCACGGGTGTAACGCGCAGCGAGACGGTCGTAGAGGTTGTCCTCGATGGCTTCCTCGGTGATCGAGAAGGCGAGGGCGATTGTCTCGTGCGTGTAGCGAGCCGTGTAGGTCTCTTGCGCGTCGTCGAACGAGATCGCTTGACCTTCGTTCTTGACCGGAGCCGTTCCAAAACCCCCGAGCATAACCTCTTCTTCAAATGCACGGTCCGAGGACTCCTGCTCGAAGATTTCGGCATGTTCGTTGTCGTAACGGTCGTACTCCAGACCAAACAGCGCGTTAAGGCCGGGTTCCAGCTCTTTCGCTAGTTGTGCGCGCGAAATGGGCATTTTTCAGATCCCTTCCTTAGATACCCGTCGAATCCGCAGTGGTCTGCGAATCGAAGCGGCGGGTGGCTGCATTGAAGTGGGCGTTGATGCGAACGAGAAGATGCGCGCCAGCGGCGGCATAGTCGTTGTTCGCGTCGTCGTCCACCAGACCGACGATGCGCAGCGGGAGCGTGGCAGTCGTGTCAATCGACGAGACGCTGAGTTGCGCCGTCGAACGACCAGTAGCCGTCGAACCCAGACGCGCAGACGTGCCGAGCGATGCGTTAGCAAACACGGCAGCCAGTGCAGTTGCGCGGTTTGTCAGCGAAGCGTCCGCTGCAACCACGAAAAGCTGGTCGGGGTTGTCCGCGACCATAGCTTTGATGGGGTAGTTGGTGTTGACGCTGACGCTGCCAGAACCGGGCCAGTAGTTTTTCCAAACCGGCTTGTTCGTGACGTTGTCAACGTATTCGACGCCGATCAGGACACCGAGAGCCGCCGTCGTACCACCGCTCGTCGCACCCGCGTAGTCGATGACGCCGTTAGCCGTCGGCGTCACAAGACCAAACTGGTAGATAGCATTGGTGTTGTTCGAAGCGATCTCATAGGTGGTCAGGCCAGTGCTGTTGGTAGCGCTGCCCGCAAGTCCGACCGGACGAAGACCGAAGGAAGTTTCGGCGTTAGCCATTTCCATTCTCCGTCGTCATGAGGGGCGTCACCCTCGACGCGATCCCCCAAAGGTTACACGAGATTGACGATCAGGGTTGGTGATCGTCATGCTATTGTGTGCGTTCTCGCGCATCAGATCGTTGTCCACGGCTTGTAGCTGGGCCACATTTTTCGCGGCGTAGTGTTGGTTACGCTCACGAACCGTTTCGACGGGAATCCGCGCAAGAAGCAGGCCGCCAACGCCAAAGACGCCCTCATATTTCCCCGAGTCGATCACTGGCGCCTCAAAATCGGGATACTCGTCCTTGCGAACAAGCTCGTACCCTTCTCGAAGCCGGGAAGAAATGTTCTTGCGGTCGTCAAAACCGCGCACTTCTGCCCTGATCCAGCGATGCTTGAACCCTTCCGGTGCGGGGGGAGCATCTAGGCTAGACGGAGGAGCCCACGGACGGCGCTGCGCCGTCTTTTCGCGGGTTTTGCTGGAACGCGGGGCACGGTCAATGCCCTGAAAGCTGTTTTCTGCTTCGGCCATCGACTTGCTCCTATTTTACATACTTTGCGTAAAGTTCCAGCGGCACACCCAATTTTCTGGCTACTGCCACTTGGGTCGGGGTGAGTCGAACCTTCGTACTGCGTGCAGGCGTGGTAGCCGAATTGGCGCGGGATACTCCAACCACCGTCTGCACGGCACGCTTGCTGGACCCGTTTAGCTTTTGCGGAAACTCCTCACGAAGCCTCCGATCCAGCTCAGTATAATACTCATCCGTGTTCGGGTCAAACCCCTCGTCTTGGACGAGCTTTTTGTGGAGGCCAAAGGCAGCGAAGGTCATGACCTCGTCTTTGCCAAACCAAGAGTTGCGCTCTGCCCACTCCTCGGCTTTGGGATCTGCCCGCACGACCTGCGCGGGCTGGGCCTGCTGCACGGCCTGCGGCGCGCTCTGGGCCGCCGCAACCTGACGCGCGTACTCTTCCTGCTGCTGCCTCGCAACCGAATATTTTTCAGAAGCCGAGTAAAGCTGAGCAAGGCGACGCTGCGCCTCGACAACCTTCGCGGAGTCCCCTACCTCGACCGCCCGCTTCATCTCCGCTTCGGCGATCTGGGTTTCAGTGGCGAGACGGCTGCCATATTCTTGCAGATAGCCCTGATCGACCTGCGTCATGCGGGTGCGAAGCTGCTCTGCCTCGGCCTGAACCTTCTTCGCGTAGGCCAGAGCCTCCTGCTCGCGGCGCTCCGCGTCGCGCATTTTCTTCGTCAGGCTGTTGATGCGCTTCTGAGCCGAGTCAGAAACACGCTCCTGTTCGGAAACAGCGGACGCCGCAGATTCCGGCTCTGCGGGCTGCTCGATCTCTACCTCAACGGCCTGCGCATCCCCGATATCAAGGTCAATTTCGCCTGTATCGGCTTCATAAGCCTTCTGTTCGCTCATTTCTACCTCACATGCTCATGATGTCGTCGGGATCAAGGATGGTGGCAAGGATCTCGTCATCGTTCATGATGCGGACCTCGCCACCGTCAATGCGGAAGCGCGAGCCACCATAACGCGGGAAAATCACCCAATCGCCTTCCTTGCACCACGGGCCATTCGGGAACTTCGTCTTATCCTGAAAGCACAAAGGTCCAACCTTCAACACATAGCCAACAACCGTCGCAAGTTGGCTGTTGTCCACGAACTGATCGGGCAGAAGAACGCCTCCCGACGTCTTGTTCTTGCCACGATACGGCAGAACCATGATGCGCCAGCCCGTAGGCGTCGGCATCCGCTCCAAAAGAGAAGCATCGAGCTTGGTAGGGTCTAAAACGCGCTCTTCTGGGGCAACGTATAGGTCGGCAAGACCCTTCGCTACCTCCTCCAAGTCAGTTTTAGCTAGTTTAGTCATTCACGCGCTCCCGCTTGTCCAAAAAGTCCTTCAGTTCCTGCGTAAGGTAGTTCAGAGCGTCCAACTCCCCCATCAAATACCGATAGTGCTCCATCCCGGTCAGTCCGTTCGACCCAAGCACGTCAAGAACGTGCTCTTTTCGGAGCCGAAGGACTTTTTGGAGGTGCTGGACGAGATGAATCAGTTCCATTCGCAGATACCCGCATCAGATCCCATGCTGTGCGTATATTTATCTAGCACGTCTGGAATTATCGCACAACCGGGAAACAGTTTCGTTGTGCACGACCACGGAAACGAGGAAATCGCGGTCGTTTCGGACCAACCAGTTGATCGTTTCGTCGCTCGAAAACAGGTGAGGCGTCGCAATGTCGCAGTAGGTGTCCGACCACTCAATCCTTGCGCAGCCACTCAGAAGCACGGGCAGCAAGGCCAACGTCGTCCAGAGTCTCAATCTCATGTTTGGTCTCCACCGCAGCGCGAATGTTGTTTGCCCTTTGCAAGTCCTGCTTGTCGCGCAGGTCCTGCAACGCTTTCTCGACCGCCACGGACCTCCAGCGAAGCAGACCAATGACAAAAGCCGCCCCCACAAGGAGGGCGACCTTCACCTTGAACGGGATCAACGCCAGCCAGCCGCCCACGCCTTGATCCTCTCCCGCATGATGAACGCGCCAGCCAAGATGATGATGCCAGCCAGTGCAACCACGATCAGTTGCGCATTTCCGTCCAGCGCGCTCACACTCGCTACCGCGGTGCCCGCACCAGACGCCATTGTCACCGCCGACGCTTGCACCGTTTTGCTAGATGCCACCTCCTCGCGTTCCTTGCCCACAGGCTGCTCAACCGGCAACTGTGTCTCAGTCTTCGCAAAAGGCGTGCCCCAAACGCGCGGTCTTCCGGTGTCAATGTGCATGAACCCCTGTTTCGGATAGTAACCAAAGCCGGTGAAACCAACCGCTCTAGCCGCTACCTCGAACTCACCGGGGTCGTGATTGTCCATCCGAACGTCGAAAGCCTTGCCCTGCATGTGCAGGCTCTCTTCCGCCCCGCCAACCGCCTTGTTGTGGGCCCGGCTGCGGTAGCCGGACGTCACAAGAATGGGACGGCCGAGCTTGTTGCGAAGCGCTTGGAGCTTGTCCATCGCGTCCTCGTCGATCATCAGCTCGCCTTCGCGCTTCGAGGCCATCTCACGCGGGCTGAAGCTGGACCAACGCCACTTGTCTGCCGGAAAGTCCTTCCAGTTTTTGTAAAGCACCCGTCACCCTCCAAAAAGCATTTTTCCCGCAACCCCCGCGCCAACCGTCGCGATGACCCAGAAAAAACGCTCGCCAAACCCGATAGTCTGCGTACTCCGATCCGCCAACTTCTCCACGACATCAAGCCGGTCACTGTGCTTCGCGAGCCGCGCATCAATGACCCCAAGCCGGTCGTTGAACGCGCCCATGCGCTCTTCCACCCGTACAAGCGTCGTCATCGCATCGGCAAGACGATCCAACTTGCCTTCTATTCTTGTCAGGCGATCCTCAGTCACTTCATTCCCTCAAAGCGCTGCGCCCGCGAGATGGGGCTAAACTTCTTCACCGCACCGCCCTTGGCCGCACACATGGCGCCGCCCTTGGCACGCTTTTCCGGCTTCCGCGACATTCCTGCCTCAGACAAAGCTATCGCAATCGCCTGCTTCCGACTCTTCACCTTCGGCGCCTTCTTTGGGCCAGCCGGGTCGCGGCCCGCACGAAGCGTGCCGCGCTTGAACTCGCCCATCACCGTGGAGACTTTATCCTTGCCCCGCGCCATGGTCAGACACTCGTGTACCGGCCGCCGCGCTCCGCAGCGCCCATGCCACGCTTCTGGCCCGTGGTCCGCGATCCGCGTTCCGTGCTCGGCGTCGCCATCGCCTTCAGCGCCGCAAACGGAACACTGCCCTGACCCTCAACAACCGCCTTGTTCACCGCTTTAGGAGCCGCGGACGGCGGTCCACCCATGTATTTCACCTTCATCGCGCCGGACTCCTGTTAGGGACACGCATCTGACCAGATGCTCGCTGCGCCGCAGACATCTGCGAAGTCGCCATCTGCATCTGTGCGCGCATTGTCTCACGTTCCGCCGCAGCACGCAACTTTTCACGCGCTAATTGCTCCGTCTGACGCATCCGCTCGTCAAACTCACGCGCACGCTCCGCAACCTTCAGACGATCCAACTCCAGCTTCGCCTGATCGTTCGCAATCCCAGCCTGAACCTGCTGACCCTTGATCGTCAGTTCCTGCTGCTTCAGCGCAACCAACGGATCAGGGCCCTGACCCTCGCCCATGCCAGAAATCTGCGCACTCAACTCCTTCAACGCCTGCATCTCCTGCGCGATATACTGCGCAACAAGCCCGTCAATCTGCGCCATGATCTCAGGACTCATCTGCTGGCCCGCGGCCCGCGGACCAAGCATCTGCATAGCTTCCGCCATCGCGCGCTCCTGAGCCTTGAACTTCGCGTGCTCCATGACGTGCTTCTGCAACGACACCGCAACAGGAACAGCCTGCGCAACAATCGGCGACGAACCAAACACCAAATGCGCCATGATGTGCGCGTCGTGGTTCTGGCCCTCAAACGCCATCAACTGCACCTGATTGAGCGCGTCGATGTTCTCCTGAGCAGGGTCCTTCGGCTGC